TTTTGGACAGTCCCTAGAGGCTATACAGCTTATTTATACCAAGTAGACATTAGTATGAATACTGAGGTAGCTAATAAATACGGAACAGTATCCATATTAGCTAGGCCAGAAGGCGGCGTTTTCAACGCTAAAGATAAATTTGCTTTATCACAAGACATTATTCATCAAGAGTTTAAACACCCAATAAAATTTGCAGAAAAAACCGATTTAGAAGTAAGAGCTATAGCTAGTAGCTCAAACGCAAATCTTGCAGTATCTGCGGGATTAGACATCGTATACATTCAAAATAGGCCGTATCCAGAATGAGTTTAACTAAGTGGTTCAAAGAAGATTGGGTTGATATTGGATCTCCGAAAAAAGGCGGTGGCTATAAAAAATGCGGGAGATCAAAAGCTAAAGGATCTAAACGTAAATACCCAAAATGCGTACCAGCTGCTAAAGCTGCTAGCATGACAGAATCACAAAAGAAATCAGCGGTGCGACGTAAGCGAGCTAAAAAACAAGGCGTTGGCGGTAAACCAACAAACGTTAAAACTTTTGCCGCAAAAGGTGGTAAGATATCAAAAAGTTCAAACATGGGATTGTTTGGAAGGAGTTAAAAATGAAAGGAACTAAATACATGGCCAAAGGCGGCGGTATGAAAGGGACAAAATATAAGTCCATGGGCGGTGGTATGAAAAGCACCAAAGGTTTTTCAAGAGGCGGAGCTGCTTTGCAAAGCGAAATGAAGGCTAATCCTGGAATGGGTAATATGCCTAAGTCTGTAGCAATGAGATTAGGCGGAGCTGTCAAAGGAACAAAATACAAAGCTAAAGGCGGCAAAGTTTAAAACTTTTTGAATTAAATAAGGTGGCGTATTTAATATCAAATATCCCGCAGTTTAAATGCTGGGTGCGAAAAGAATTTACAACCAACCATCAACATGGTCATGGTGAATATTTACATGCTTTGGTTATAGCTGTAAACACGATTCCAGATAGATCTTTATCCTTTCAAGTGGTCTTTACTGGATGCGAAACCGATTTTGAAGATTATCCAGATGAAAACGTACACGGTGGAGCTATGTGGGCCAGGATGCCTATACAAGCTCTTATAGCGGATGTACCTTTGCCAGTATGGCCTACACCCATGGAAGATCATTTAGCACAACCCTGGGATTGTCTAAGCCATCATCATAGCGTGGTTTCTCTAGATAGAGTAAGTTCAAGTCCTTGGTATTGTAAAATAGACGGCCAGTTTTACCTGGGCAAATATATGTTTACGGTTGATTATACCGATCATTCTATAGCGGATGATCCAGCTCAACATAAACAAAGTCATGTGCTTTACTTGACTGACGCTGGTGAATATACTGGTAATTTTGTTGCATTACCCAATAATAGAGTAAGAGCAACCAATCCAGCTTTATGGAGAACAGGAGAAGGAGCGCCAGATTTTGCACCATCCCAGTGGATCCATTCTGCTGAGGCGCATGAGAGCTATACAGATCCAGTCAAGACATTTGACAATTTGTATGCCTCAGACGAAGATAGAGAGTAATTATGGCATTATCTGGAAGCAAAGACTTTGAATTAGATGTAGCGGATTACGTTGAAGAAGCGTTTGAACGTTGTGGTTTAGAATTAAGAACAGGCTATGATCTAAAAAGCGCAAGTAGAAGTCTTAATCTTATGCTTGCAGAATGGGCCAACAGAGGCCTAAATCAGTGGACTGTAAAAGAAAAAACAGTTGCTATGGTTAAAGATACAGGCACTTACAATATTGACAGCACAAACGCTACGGCTCCAATAGATGTTTTAGATGTTTACATAAGAGAAACTGTAGGATCTGAAACGACTGATCTACCAATGACCAGATTAAGTAGAGCTGAATATTCACATATAACCACTAAAACCAGCACAGGTAAACCGAATCAATTTTTTATTAATAAGCAATCAACGCCAACGATTACTGTTTGGCCCGTACCAGATAAAACAAGCACATACACGGTTTATATGAATGTATTGACCAGAATGGATGATGCCGACGCTGGTGCAAATACTTTAGATATGCCGTTTAGGTTCTATCCCTGTTTAGCAGCTGGCTTGGCATATTATTTGTCATTAAAAAGAGCTCCAGAGAGAACATCTATGTTAAAGAGTTTGTACGAAGAAGAATTTGATCGTGCTATGTCAACCGACGAAGACAGAGCATCATTTAGAGTATCACCAAATCTTAGGAGTTATAACAACGCATAATGGCTTTTGCATCTGGTAAATTTTCATACGGCATCTGCGATATATCTGGCTTTAGATATAAGCTCCAGGACATGCGTAAAACTTGGGACGGTTTATTAGTCGGTCCAGATCAGTGGGATCCTAAACATCCCCAGCTAATGCCAAAACCAGCTCCAGATGATCCCCAGGCTGTTAAAGATGCAAGACCAGATACAGCTGACGATAATTCAAAATTTTTAGTTTACACCAACGTTGGTGACGGAAAACTAGGTACAGTATTGACTACCTTTTCGGTTACATCTGGTGTAGGTGAGGTAACGGTGACAACATGAGTTTTACTTACGGCACACTTAAAACAGCTATACAAGATTACTTGGAAGTTTCTGAAACAACTTTTACTGATCAATTGCCAACGTTTATACAAGAGGCCGAGGACAGAATATTCTCGTTTGTTCAATTACCAGAGCAAAGAAAAAACGTCCAGGGCACGGTCACTACTGGTAACAGATTTTTAGCAACACCTACAGATTTTTATACGCCTATGAGTTTGGCTACCATAAGTTCAGACACATACGATTATTTAGATTTTAAACATCCATCATTTATTAAGGAATATTCATCTGGAACAACAAGATCCAAACCAAAATATTACTCACTATTTGATGATGCGGCTTTTGAAGTATCACCTATACCCGACCAGGACTATACGGTTGAGCTTCATTATTTACATAAACCAGTCTCATTGACTGCTGGTAGCGACTCTGGCACGACATTCTTATCTACGGACTATTCTGACGCTTTGTTGTATGGATCCTTAGTTGAGGGTGCTATTTTTCTTAAAGAGCCATCTGACGTTATTATGCAGTTGGAGGGACGCTTTAAGGAGGCGATAGCCAGAATGAAAAATACATCCGAAGGTCGTGGTACACGCGACGAATATAGGTACGATTCTGTTCGCTCTAGCGTGAGCTAATGAGCAGAATTGAGTCACTAGAGGGCAAGAAAATTGCTCTGATCGGTCTTGGCATATCACAAGTTGATTTTGCTATTGGTTTACAAAACGGTAGGGAGTGGGATGAAGTCTGGTGTATAAACTCAGCTGCATCTACATATCCATGCGATAGAATATTTATGTTAGATCCTGCAAGCAGGTTTTTTGATACCGACGATGCTGGCCATCAAACTTCGGTTATGTGCAGAGTGTTACAAGAAAACGATGCACCTGTATATACATGCGAGCTGGATCCTAGAATAAAAAATCCTGTTATGTATCCGTTGGAAGATGTTTGCAACGCAACACAATGCGCATACTTAAATAATACTGTTGCTTATGCTATAGCGTTTGCTTTGTATAACAAAGTTGGCCAACTAGATCTATTTGGTATTGACTTCTCATACAAAGAAAACATGCACTTTGCAGAAGCTGGTAGAGCTTGTGTAGAGTTCTGGATCAGTAAATGTATGGCAGCAAACATTCTTATCGGTATTAGCGGTAGATCTACAGTTTTAGATTCAAACGTGCCAGCAACAGAAAAGCTATACGGTTTTCATAGATTAGATAAACCATTGGTAGCAATACCACATGAAGGCAGATTTATTATTGGTCCGTACGATGATATTAACGAAGATCTTGCAAAACACGGTCTTAAAATAAATGAGGACGTTGCTCCACCAGAGCCGTATAAAGGGTGAGTGTAGAAAGCGATTTTGTATTAGGTAAAGTTGGTGTTACAACCACCGAGGGCAAGGGCCATGATCCAGAGTTCTGGGCGGCCCAGGCAACAAAAAAAATATGCGACATTTCTGAGTCTGCTCCCGAACATATCAAACAGCAGGCTTTGGCTTTTCAAAATCAAGTTTATACTGTAATCTTACATAGTATGAAAAATGCAATTAAGTCGCAAAATACGACTTATGCAAATTTAT